AAGGATCAGCTTGTACATCTCTATCTAATTCTGTTGGACCTGCTTCAAATACATCACCAATCGTTCCTATGTTTTCTACATCAGCAACTAATGTTTCACCTGCTGCGCCACCAACTGCTATAGCTGCGAACTTTTGTTTGTTAGATAATTTATTTAATTGTTTAGCTTTACCAGAACCTTTTAATAAATTTTTTGCTCTTGGATTTAAATATCGTCCTGCTTTTTTAGCTTTAATTGCTTTAGAAGCTAATGTAGTTGCAAGCTTTGCACCTGCTGCTGAAGGTATACCTATTTGAATTAAAGCTTCAACAATTTTACCTGCTGCAGCTTCTTGAGCTGTTTCTTCAAAAATATTAATTGTATCAAAAGCTTGTTCTACTTTAGCAGCATAATCAGTTCCTAATCCTAAATCTATAAGTTCTGCGCCTAATGAGATAACACCTTCTGGTACTTTAATAATACCTGAAGCTATACCTGCCATAGCTGAATTAATCTGACTAATTTGATTATTGTCTTCTGGTGGAGCTAATGTTTCTATTTCATCAGGTTCCGTATTTAAAGAAAAACTATTAGATTTTTTTGGAATCTTATAGACAGGCATTATTAACCCTCCTTAGCAGGTTTTCCGTATGTTCTTTGATCTGCAGGATAGAAGTCGTCACCGTCTTTTATATAAAAAAGTCTATCATAAGGATTCATAAAAACTGCACCATCTGGTTGTGTTGCTACCCAATTTAAATCAGGTTGACTTGGATCTTTATCATCCATTTGTAATATACCTTGATATAAAATATTAGGATTTTTAATTTCTGCTTGTTGTATTTTTGCAATTTTAGGAGCTATATTTACTGCTAATTGTTGAGCGTCTTCAGTCAAAGCATTTTTTCCTAATGCATTCATAATTTGTTTTGTTATCGCAGGTATTGTACCTGATTCAAAAATTTTGTCTTTGTTTTGTTTAGCCATAGCGATATCTCTTTGAATACCTAAACCAAGACCTTTCATAGCTCCTGATATATCTAACTGTTGATTTGCTGATCTTTGTTTTAATGCTCCAGCCACAGGTTCTTCAAAGGCTTTAGCTAAGTTTCCTAAAGTTCCCCCACCTCCTGTTTGAGACATACCTCTTAAACCGCCTTGAATTAAAACGTTTGTTAATAAATCTCTATTTGATGTTCCTCCCAATTTAGCAAGATCCATAAATGATTGAGCATATCCTTGAGAAGACGGGGATAAATTTTCAAGAGCACCACTAATAATTTCTTCTCTAGTTTTACCGTCTGCGTAATTTGTTCTAGGTTTAATCCCAGTCATAATACCTTCCATGACTTCGCCACCTTTTCTAAACATAGGTCTTTTTAATGTTCTACTCATTAATTATTTCCTTGTATTAATCTATAGATACCCGCTAATGTAGCACCTGTACTTAAACCTGTTTGTAATGCACTTGGTGAAGGAGATGTCATAGTTTTTTCTGCACCAGGGTATCCTGCGATTAATCCTGTAACACCAGATCCAAATCTTTCAGCTGCTTCCAATGGTTGGAAAGCTGTTCTTTGATCTAATTGTTGTTGCGCTGATAATAATTGTTGTTGTCTTGCTTGTTGTTGACCACCTAATGTTGTTAAGCTTGCAATCTGTTGTCCTAATAATGCCGGTGATTGTTGTGCTAAATTTAATTGACCAGATGTTAATGCTCTTTGTTGACCAAAACCAGCTTGTGCTAATTGATTAGCTTGTCCAAATCCTTGACCTAATAATTGTGCTTGTAATGCTGCTCTGTTTCTATCTGATGTTGCTTGGTATTCTGCTAATTGAACACCTTCTCTACCACCACCTAAATTTCCTGAAGCAGTAGCTTGAGCTGCTAATCCTGGTAAACCTTTTTGTGCTTGTACATCAAACTCTGCTAATGTTGTATCAATAATATCTTGTTGATACGGTGACATGTAAGCTTGATAAGCTGTTGGTCCCGTTAATCCTGCAAGTTGTTGTTCTGATGCTGCAGCTTGATTTAAGAAAGGTTGAAAACTTCCAAGTCCTGATGCTAATCCTTCAGCTTGTGTTGTTAATGCTCCGGGTCCAGCAACATACTGTTGACCCATAATTTTAGATAAATCTTGTCCTTTAAAACCACCTATTGCTTTTGTAAGATCATCTAAATAAGTTTTACCGCCTGCTTCTATAAACTCTGCTGGTGCTTGTCTAACTGTTTGGACTTCTGCCATTATACTCTTCCACCTTCTTCTAATGTTTTCATTTGATCGTACATCCTTTGAGCGCCTAGTTCAACGTCTCCGTCTCCCATGCCTCTTACAGCGTCTGCTGTAAATACAAATTCGTTATTGGATAACATTGCTGGAATGTCATCTTCTTTTTCTTTTATACCAACTGGTGGTATAAATCCACCATTATCTCTTAAATCTAGTTCTTGTACACCTTTAGGGTTTTGTCTCATAGGTAGCCCCTCGATGCCCGCTGCTTGCATAGCATTCTGGCTTGCAGTGTCGCCTAACGCGTAATTCATTCTACCACCTAAAGCAGCTAAACCTCTTCCTTCTGTTTGCATCATACTCATTCTCTCAAATTCTTTTTTTGCTTCTTCTGCAGCTTTTTCAGGGGATAAACCCATATCTAAAAATTTTTCAAAAAGAGCTTCTAAAATTTTTTCGTTCTCCATATTAGATGCCATCCTTCTATCTGGTAATACTGGTCCTGTTGGTTTCGGTGCAAAAGGGTTTACAGGTTTTGTTGGATCTTCTGGTAATACAGGTCCTGCATCAGCATAACTTATTCTACCACCCATAGCTACTTCATCTCTCTTCATATTTTTATCTCTCATGTATCTTTCATATTCTCTAATCATATCTTCCATTTGCTTTTGTTTCATATATTTTTCTTTTCCTGAAAAATATTCATCTGGGGACATAGTACCATCACCATATTGCATTCTTCCACCCATAGCATAACCACCTCTACCTTGATTATATTCTGCTATTTGAGAGTTAACAAATTCTTCTACTTTTTCTGGTTGGTTTCTTAGTTCAGGATTTAAATTAGTATAGTATTGAGTTAAGTATGATTTTAAAGCTGGTACATCTCTAGTAAGAGCTTGTACTTCTTCTTCTGATTTACCTGCCATAGCTCCACCAAATATTGCACCTGCTCCTATTCCTAAAGCTGCCATTCCTGTTTTACCTTGTAAAAATTTTGGAACAGATAAATTAGACATAAAGGATTTACCAAACTTATCTGGACCTAAACCATATTTATTAAGACCATATGTAGCTGCAGCTAGTAATGCCATCTTACCTATATCAGAACTTGCAATATCTTTTATACCGCCTGCTACTTTTTTAACAGCTCCTGTTACTCCTTTAACAGCTTTTTTAGCTGCTCTAAAAACACCGCCAACAAAAGCTTGTTCTCTAGGTACAGCATTCATAATGCCACCGCCCATGTATAATTCTCTTTTCATCTGTCCTCTAGATATTGTCATAATTAATTAATTTGTAAGCAGGGAAAACCTGAATACTTACTTTACTTGGTTTCTCCGAATAAATCAAGGCTTGGCATAATAACTTTAACATCCCTTCTAATGTCCTCTTCTTTTACGCCTTTTTTCTTCCATTCTTCATCATTTTTATATACCTCACCAGTTTTAAGGTTTGATATGGTTTCTATAATTTTTTCTGGGTATAACGTTTTCATTTTTCTCCTATGTTCTATCAAATTCTAATATTGCAACTGTGCCTTCAAAAATATCAGCCGTAGCTGCTTGCAGTTGTAGTTTGTCACTTTCTTCTAATATAATAGTTCCATCTGCTATAGATTTAGAAGTACCTGTATTTACAGTGTGCTCTGCAAACTGAAAACTAGTTGATGCTGAGTTATCAAAAACAAAAGCTTTTATTTCAACATTACTACCACCTACATTAGCTGTATGTATATTTTGTACAATAGCTCTTGAGTTTGAAGGACAAGTATAAACGTCCGTTTTATTAGTTGAGTTTAAATCAAATTGTGCATTCTTATATCTATTAGCCACTATTTCCTCCTGTACTAAACCAAGTTAATCTTTGTGTTTCTTCTCTTAAATCTTGTTGAAAGGTAGAATTTAATTTTTGTACTAATCCGTCAAGATCTCTAATTAAAGCATCAGCCACTGGTTGACTGTATTCTTTACTAGGTCTTGTAAATGCTAATACTATTTTTGCCATTATCTTCTTCCGTCTGCTTGTATATCTAACCTAAAACTTCCTAATTTCCAATCCTGAGATGATCCTGTATTTGCTACCTTTAATGCTACCGATCTACCTCTAGCTCTTGTATCTACTTTAGTTGTTGCTGATGTTATTGTAAAAGGCCCAAGCGGTGAACTTGCTTGTGAGCTATTTGAATAATCTCTTAATTGTAATGTAATTTGTGTATTACCTGTTTGAGATAAAAAGTCTGGTATAAATCTTCTTATCTTCATAATAAATTCTCCATCTCCTCTAAGATCAGCTCCACCCTGGCCTCTGGTAATATCAAAATCTCCAGATTCTATGTTAGCTGCTACTGTAGTTGTTGCTGCAGACTTAACTTGATCAGTTCCTGTTTCGTGTTGATAGTATGTTGTAGCTCCTTCGGTATTTCCAACACAATCAGAAGATGTTCCTGATGCATCAAAAGATGTGCCATGAGGTAAACCAAATACAGCTGAGTCAACCCAAGTTGTTCTTGCTAAAGATCCTGTTGTCCATATAGGTCTTTCTGGCACTGATTCTGCATAGTTATAAGTAACTGATCTATTAACAACTTCAGAAGACTGAGTTGGATAAAACCAAGTAATCTCACCAAACAAATTATTTAAACCTACATTAATAAGTTGTGATGCAGTTGTATTAATATCATCAAAAACAAAATCTTCTACTAAGCATGTCATAGTCTCAAGATTACCAGAGTATCTAAAGAAACCATTATCCGATAACCAGTATGCAGCTCCATCTACTTCTATTGCTGCATTCATACCAATTAATCCACAGTTTGTACCTACTTGTGCAAAACCAAATGTAAAAGGTGGACCAATGAAACGCATTGTAAATAAAGATGTATCTGTCCAAACATAGATTGCATCTCTACCTCTAACCGCTCCTACAATTCTAGATCCATCTGCAAGTCTTTGTGTGCCAGCGGTATTAACAGCTGTAGGTGTGTAGTCATTAATGTTTTCTTGATCAGAAAATCTAATAAACATATCATCTTGTGTTGATTGATCTCCAATCGTTGTTTCTGTTCCATAAAATACTAAGTGTCTATCCGGTGTAGATACCAACATATCACGTGACGCTGTTGGTGCACCTGAAATAATAGTTGCTCTTGTTGCTACAGCGTTAGCTGCGTTTGAATTCCATTCAAAAACCTGTGCGTTATGTATAAGTGCAATAATTTTATCTCCAAAGTTATCTATAGACCATAAACCTGGATCTATAACTAAGTCACCTGATGCTGCTTCACCCCACGCTACATAATCAGAAGAGTTTGTAACCGTTGCGCCATTGGAGTGAGTTGCTGCTGTTGTATTTCTTACTCCTCTTGTAACTCCTGTTAATGTGTTACCTGTAATACCTGTGTATGATATTTCTTCTAACCCAATTTGAACAAAGTTTGTACCTGATGATGGAAATAAAGAAGCATCTGATAATACAACTGTTGTTGTTACAGCATTGATACCACCACTTAAACTTGTTACAGCTTCTCCAGATACTGTTCCACCCCATTGACCTAGTCCATAACCAAACCCTGGTGCTTGTTCTGCTGGTCCAACGCTATAGTAAGCTTGAACTCTGATACCACCTGATGAGGATGCACCAGATCCTGTTTCATTTGAAGGCATAGTAACTGTAATAGTTGTTGAGTTAGTTACCGCTGTAACCATAAATTTTTTATCATCAAAATCTGATGCTGTGTAATTAGAATTTGTAATCGTTGTAAAGTTATCTAAAAGAATAATATCTCCCGCTACAAGACCATGATCACCAGAGAAAGCGATACTAACAACGGCTGAACCATTTGTTGTTGTAAAACAACTTGATAAAGTTGATGTTGCTCGAATCGGGTGTATATCATAAAATACACCACCTGTGTAAGCGTATAAAATCCTGTTTGTACCAATGATTGAAAATTTGTTTCCTGATCTATTAACAATATGATGCATAGCTCTCGCTGCACCAGTCATATCTTTTTCACCTAGTTGTAACCAACCGCCAATTTTCTCAGGTGTCTTGTACCTAAATCGAACATTGTCACCATCAACCCATTGCCCTTCAGCTTGTGTAGGTGTTAGTTGTTTATTGAATCCAGGCAAAAAGTTTAGTTTTTGTAACATAAGTCTCCAGATTATATTAGATTGCGCTGATTATCAACGAGTTTTGGGTATACCCAACATAGGTCTTTTATCATACAAATTGGCTTTTGCAAACCTTCCATCTGCATGATTATAGTGTAGAAACACTTGTCCGCAAAGCTTTCCTTCAAAAGGC